TGAGATGTCTTCTAAACTAGACGACTACTTGAACTACTGTGTTGAGCAGTGGATGAAAGAGAACGAAGTTGCTATTGAGCATTCTCTAAGAACAGAGATCACAGAAGAATTCATGGAAGGTATGAAGAAGCTATTTGCTGAAAACTATATCGAAATTCCAGAAGACAAATTGAATGTGTTGGAAGAATTGACAGCAACTGTTGAACAACTTGAAGAAAAGTTGAATGCACAGATCAATGAGAACATTGAGTTGTCTAAGTCAATCAGCGAATACACAAAGCATGAAATCTTTGATGAAGTAGCAGAAGGCCTAGTTATGACACAGGTTGAGAAGCTACGTCAGTTGGCAGAGGGTATTGATTTTGACGGTTCAGACAACTACAAAAGAAAGTTGGTTCTTGTTAAAGAAAACTATTTCCCAACAAAACCAGCATCACAAGACTTAAAAGAAGAAGAAGAAGCGATTGGTAATAACGATCTGAGCGAGGAATCACAAGTTTCTTTCCAAGATCCTTCAATTAAACGCTATTTTAATTCAATCGCGCGTACTTCAAAAGTATAAATAAAATATATTAACCCTCTAAGGAGATTCACATGAACTTACAAGAAGACATCCAAAGAAAGTGGGAGCCAATCCTAGCTCACCCTGACTTGGCACCTATCAAAGATACGCACCGTAGAAGCGTGACAGCTGTTGTTCTAGAGAACACAGAAAAAGCTCTTCGCGAAGCAAATCAATATGTTCCACAAACATTGACAGAAGCAGCTCCAGCAAACCAAACAGGTGCTGACATTGATACATTCGACCCAGTTTTGATTAGCTTGGTTCGTCGTGCAATGCCTAACTTGATTGCTTATGATATCTGCGGTGTTCAGCCAATGACTGGCCCAACAGGCTTGATCTTCGCAATGCGTTCTAAGTACAGCAACAGCTCTAACAGTGGTGTTGAAAACTTCTACAATGAAGTTAACACATCCTTCTCTTCTGTTGTTTCTAACGCAAACACACTTGGCCAAAAAATGGTTGGTACAGTTCCAGGTAACACAACAACTGGTACAGCTAACTTGGCTGAAACAGGCATCTATAACTTCGGTTCTGGTATGTCTACAGCTCAAGCAGAAGCTCTTGGTACTTCTGGCAACGTTGCATTTGCTGAAATGGCATTCTCTATCGAGAAAGTTACAGTTACAGCTAAATCACGTGCTTTGAAAGCAGAATACACAATGGAACTTGCACAAGACTTGAAAGCAATCCATGGTCTAGACGCAGAAACAGAATTGTCTAACATTCTTTCTGCTGAAATTCTTGCTGAGATCAACCGTGAAGTTGTTCGTACAATCAATGTAACAGCTACAAAAGGTGCTACAGAGAATACAACAACAGCAGGTCGTTTCGACTTGGATACAGACTCTAACGGTCGTTGGTCTGTTGAGAAGTTCAAAGGTTTGATGTTCCAAGTTGAGCGTGAAGCTAACCAAATTGCAAAAGCAACACGTCGTGGTAAAGGTAACATCGTAATCTGCTCATCCAACGTTGCAAGTGCTCTTGCAGCTGCTGGTGTTCTTGATTATGCTCCTGCTCTTTCCACAAACCTTAATGTTGACGACACAGGCAACGTGTTTGCAGGTATCATCAACGGTCGTTTGAAAGTATTTGTTGATCCTTTCGCATCCGAAGACTATATCACTGTCGGTTATCGCGGTTCAAACGCATATGACGCAGGTGTATTCTATTGCCCATACGTTCCACTTACCATGGTTCGTGCGGTTGATCCTAACACTTTCCAACCAAAAATTGGATTCAAAACACGTTACGGTCTTGTTGCCAACCCATTTGCGGGTGACCCAACTTCCGACAACGGTAAAGGTGCAAACGGTCAAAACCCATACTTCCGTCGCTTCGTTGTAACTAACCTTGGTGGTGGTTCTTATATCCCTACTGAACAAGGCGTTCTGTAATCCTAACGGGTAACAAATAATCATAAGCGGTTGGTCGAAAGGCCAACCGCTTTTTTAGTATAAATAATACTAATGCAATACAATTTATTAGCACTTACCGGATTTAAACTCATTATCGGCTCAGCGGATGAATTTAAACTTTCAGAATTTTTCGCTGTAAGCGCATCATTCCCAGGTATTTCACTTGGTGAAATTGATACACCATACAGAAACAGACAAGGATTCATTGCTGATGATGTATTAAAATATGAACCGCTTACAATTCGTATTGCTGTTGATGACCAGTTATTGGCATACAATGAAATTCATGATTGGATGTTGTATAATACTCAACAAGAAAAAATAAAAACACATGAATTAATATTGCATTTTATGACAGGTCATAATAATGTTTCACGTCAAGTAAGATTTACATCTGCATTTCCAACATCATGTAGCGGTATTGATTTTAATGTTCAAAATACAGAAGTTGAATATGCATACGTTGACGTGACATTCCGATATGACCGATTCGAATTTATTTGATATATACTATATTACAACATTATGACACTTGATGAAATACTAACATTATGGAAAGAGGACAGTAAAATTGACGAAGTCAATCTTGATACAACAAGCATTAAAAGCGCAAGTTTGCACGCCAAATATCTTGAAATGTATGGACTGGCAAAATTGCGCTATAAAAAGAAAGACCTGGAAATGGCCAACTTGAAAAAAGACAAGTGGTTATATTACAACGGTAAAATGACTAAGGAGGATATGGATTCTCGTGGATGGAATTATGATCCATTTGCAGGGATGGCCAAACCGCTAAAAAGTGATATGGAAATGTTTTACGAAACAGATGCTGATATTTCCAAATTACGCTTAAATATGGATTATCAACAAACCATAGTTGATACATTAAAAGATATATTGGACAATATTAAATGGCGTCACTCTACAATTAAAAACATTTTGGACTTTAGACGCTTTACCAGTGGATCATAAAATTTATGGCGCATATTTCCGTAAAGAAAGTAAATGAATCGGTGCTTAAAATAGGCAGCGATGATCATGGTATTCTCATGGAAGCATGTGAACACTTTACCTTTTTTGCAGAAGGTTATAAATTTATGCCGGCGTACCGCAATAAGCTTTGGGACGGAAAAGTTCGTTTGCTTGATGCACGCAATTATACATTACCATACGGACTGTTGCTTGAATTAATCAAATTTGCAAACAGTAGAAAATATACTGTGGAAATTGACGTTGATATTGCGCAACGTGTTCCCACAAATAAAGATGTTCTGATTGAATATGCCAAAACACTAAAGATTACTGATAATCATAATAATGTTATTGAACCACGTGACTATCAAGTCGCGGCATATTGCCACGCATTAAGCGAAGGCCGAGGTTTGGTAATCAGTCCTACCGGAAGTGGTAAGAGTCTTATTATTTACATGATGATTCGCTGGTTCCTGGATAATCATGATGAAAAAATTCTAATCGTTGTACCTACAACAAGTTTGGTGGAACAGCTTTATAAAGATTTTGATGATTATAGCACACAAGATGATGGATTTGATGCCGCCGTTGATGCGCATAAAATTTATAGCGGTAAGGAAAAAAATGCGTTTTCAAGCAGAGTTGTTATTACCACTTGGCAAAGCGCTATTACACTTCCAAAATCATGGTTTTTTCAATACGGTATGGTTGTAGGAGATGAGGCACACTTATTTAAAGCCAAAAGTCTTAATACAATTATGGCCAATCTTGTTAATGCGCAATATCGTATTGGTACGACAGGAACAATTGATGGCAGTGTGTGTAATGAACTTGTTCTTATTGGTAACTTTGGGCCTGTTCATCGTGTTATTACAACCAAACAATTGATGGACAGCGATACACTTGCATCATTAAAAATCAAATGCCTTGTTCTTAATCATGATGATGAACTTAAAAAGTTGGTGTGTAAAATGGATTACCAAAAAGAAATTGATGCCATCGTTTCACATCCTGGTCGAAATTCTTTTATTTCCAAATTGGCATTGGATCAAAAAGGAAATACACTTGTCCTATTTAATCTTGTGGCCAAACATGGTAAACCTCTCTATAAACAAATTTTATCTTTGATAAATAATTCTGAAGAACAGGATCGCAAAGTGTTTTATGTCAGCGGTGAAGTTAATGCGATGGATAGAGAAAGTATTCGAGGTATTGTTGAAAATGAAAAGAATGCAATTATTGTAGCAAGTAGCGCAACATTTTCAACAGGAATCAATATTAAAAATCTACATCAAATTATTTTTGCTGCACCAACAAAAAGCCAAATTCGAGTACTTCAAAGTATCGGCCGCGGATTAAGAAAATCGGATGACGGTAGAGGAACTGTGGTGTATGACATATCGGATAATT